TGATAAAACATATTATTGTAATACTTGTATGACAGATATGGAGAAAGAAGATGAAAGATTACATTCGCATTCATGTTAGCAAGAAAGAATATTGGTTGCTGTTGGAGATGATTGATGTATTTACGAAGATATGTGCAGATGACCAAAAGAATATAGATGCTAAAGAACTATTGGAGGATTTGAAAGATGTTAAAAAAGAATATGCCATCACAGAGACAAACCAACCCGGAGTCTGTGATTAACTATGTGCCTCATAATATGAGGTATCATGCAGAGATATTATATGAGGGAGAGGTATCATTCAGGATGGTTTGTTGTGCTGGTGATTCTCCATTTTCACTTGCAACAGATATCCGACAGGAACTTCGCAAAGTCAAAGATCGTCTCCCTCAAATTTTTTATGTAGAAGATGTATACAATAAAGAGGATATCACAGATCACTTTATTGAGAATTTAAATAATGGAGTCTATAATGATTGACAAACTAGAGTTATGGCTTGGAACAATGATATACTATGTTGAAAAGTATGGTATGGTATTGGTCTGGGCATTATGTTTAAATGTTATATTTCAACTAATAAGGAGCGTATTATAATGAATGATAAACTAGTAATCCCAAAAGGTAATAGTGAGGTAGTTACTTTATCTTTTGACCAACCAAAAACAGGAACCAATGCAAATGGTGAATGGTATCTCTATGGTGTAAATCATGGTGGTTCTGAAAAGTCGTTTTTTGCATCAGAGAAAGCTAATGAGAAATTAGTGAATTACAACAAGGGCGATACTGTTAAGATAACCCATGTAGATCTCGGTGATAAAAGCGTATATAATGTTGAGCCAACAAAAGGTACGACATTAACAAAGGATACCAATGATAAACCAGATTGGGATGCCATAGCGGCCGGGAAGGTTAGACATGGATTTGCTCTTGAGGCATATAGTAAGGGCAAGGAACTAACTGAAGATACAATGGCAGAGGTGGAAGATTGGGTTGATTATGTAATGAATGGTCGTAAAAGCGATTTACCATTCTAATGGGAGCGATCAAGCGAACAAAGTACGATAAGGTTTTCTCTGATTATATCAGGACCAGAGATAAGTGGACTTGCCAAAGATGTAGTAAGTATTACAACCCGGAGGAGCCAAATAAGCGTATGGGGTTGCATTGTTCGCATTATTATGGCAGAAGTCGATACTCTGTTCGCTTTGATCCCGATAATGCGGTGGCTCTATGTTATGGATGCCATCGCCATCTGGGTAGTAACCCATCAGATCATTTGGATTTTATTCGTGAAAGATTAGGCCCAGATAAATTTAGGGAACTAACCCAGAGAAGGAATATAATTGTAAAAAAATCGCAGATGTTAAATGATGATTTTTATAATGAATTAAAGTTGATGCTAGAAAATGAAAATACTTAATCTATATGCTTGTTTAGGTGGTAATCGTTACAAATGGGGTGATGAACATGATATTACTGCTGTTGAATGGGATGAAGAAGCTGCTAAACTTTATCAAGAAAGATTCCCAAATGATAAGGTAATAGTGGCAGACGCTCATCAATATTTATTGGATCATTACAAAGAATTTGAATTTATTTGGTCATCTCCTCCCTGTCCTACTCATAGCCGAATAATGATCAGTCAATATACTAGAAATAATTATAGTATGAAATATCCAGATATGAGTCTTTATCAAGAAATTATTTTTTTAGATAATTTTTTCAAGGGTAAATATTGCGTCGAAAATGTTATTCCTTTTTATGAGCCTCTTATTTCTGGTAATAAAAGAGGAAGGCATATTTATTGGACTAATTTTTTGCTCCCTAGTGTTTTAACAAACAGAAAAAATCCAGATTTAACTAGAACTCCAAATATAGTTGATGTTCTTTCGGTTTTCCATGATTATGATTTTAATAAATATAAAGGTAAACAAAGTAAGCAAAAAATGGCTAGAAATTTAGTTGACTATGAGGCAGGAAAGGTTATTTTAGATATCGCTATGGGCATAATAAGAAAACAAGATGAACAGCAAATTTCACTATTATGAATAAAACAAACCAACTATCATTATCTTTTAACTATACTAAAACTGTACCAGAAATGATAAGGATATTAAGAGTAGCTAAAGCAAATTTAAGCATTGCTAAAATGAATTTAGATTTCTTATTAATTATTCATGGTAATAAAAAGAATTAAATAGATGAATAATGGATATATAAAACTGCATCGCAAGATATTAGATAATCCGGTGGTAATGAAGTCTACTGATCATCTAGCTGTATGGATGTATCTACTATTGAATGCTACTCATAAAGAATACGATGCCATCATAGAAGGTGAAAGAATTACATTGCAACCCGGTCAGTTGATTACTGGTAGAAAGGTCATAGCAAAGCAACTCAAAATCAATGAAAGCAAAATACAACGAATTTTAAAAACCTTCAAAATCGAACAACAAATCGAACAACAAACAAATCCCCGATGTCGCTTAATATCAATACTTAACTGGGGTGAGTACCAACAAAGTGAACAAGTAATTGAACAACAAGTGAACAACAAGCGAACACTAAACAAGAATGTTAAGAATATAAAGAATATATATATACATCAATTTGAAGAGTTCTGGGATTTGTATGATAAGAAATTATCAAGACCTAAAGCAGAAAGTGCATATAGGTCTGCTATGAAAAAAACTGATCATGATACCATCATGTCTGCATTGAAAGAACAAAAGAAATTATGGGCCGGGCGAGATAAGGCATATGTTAAACACCCTACTACTTGGTTGAATCAAGAATGTTGGAATGATGAGTTGGAAGATTTGAAACCGGCAAAAGAAAAGCCATCCAAGCAAGTATTTCAAAAAACACCATCTGGATTGTATAAAGCTTGGTGTATGAAATGTGGTAATAAATTGTTACCTAATGAATATCAATTAAGGCAATCTAGTGATTGTTGTGGTGTTGAGATGTTACCAGAGAATCCAAAGATTGATAATACTCAAGAAAAAAAGAACATGGAGAAGATATATGAAAGTTTGGCAATGGGCAGATAAAGAAAAAAGCATACTACCAAAGAGAGATGAGAATGTAGGTAGAGCAGATGCAAGGAATGCTGACAAGGTTATCAAGTTTTGTAACAAGTGCAAACAATGTTGGGAGTATAACAGAGATAGAGTTTATATGAGTAAAGACAAAAGAACCGGTAGTAATATATTGTACTATCAAGACTTCCCAAATCGGGGAAAGGAAGTCGTAATATGTAAAAGATGCGGAGGTAAATGATGGTATGTCCACATTGCGGAAGTGGAGTAATAATCAAGAAAGGTATATCATATACTAAATACAAGCCAATATCACAAAGATATATATGCAAAGAGTGCAAGAGGCAATTTAATGCTAGTAATGATGACAATCATTCAGACCTTCCAAGAATATTATTAATGGATATTGAGACTAGCCTATATCATTTTGTTGGTTGGGGAACCTATAAGCAATATATACAGCATCATCAAATCACAAAGCATCAATATTGTTTATCTTGGGCCGCCAAGTGGTTATTTGATAAAAATGTTCAGGGCGATATTGTTACAACTGAAGAGGCTTTTGAAAGAGATGATAAGAGAATATTGAAATCAATCTGGAAGTTGTTAGATGAGGCTGAAATTGTTATTGGTCACAATGTAGAAAGATTTGATTTAAGAAAGTTAAACTGGAGGTTCAAATCAGTAGGACTTATGCCACCAACCCCATACCGGGTTATCGATACTTTGAAAGTATCTAGGAGAGAGTTTTTTGCACCATCATACAAGCAAGATTTTCTCACAAAGTATTTCAAACTTCAAAACAAATTAGAAACAGAGTTTGAATTATGGGTTGATTGCGAGGCTGGTATTCCAGATGCATTGAATAAGATGATGGATTACAATAAGCATGATGTAATAGGATTGGAACAATTATATCTTGAGATACGACCTTATATGAGAAATCATCCGAATCTAGGAGTCTTATTAGATGATGATGTATGTCCTAATTGCGGTTCATATGAACTTGAGACAACATCAAGCGTATATTTTACAACAGCCAATAAATACCCAGTATTGCGATGTGGTAGCTGCAAAACTCCATATATACGACAAACCAAAAATTCAAATACGATACAAACCAATTATAGGAGTGTACCGAAATGATTGCCTCACAAACGCCTCTTTTTGATGATTTTTTCTTTGAAAAGGTTTTAAATAAAGAGGATGACAGCAATGCTTGAAGATCCGAAAGGTAGAGGTTGTGATGAATTGGTTGGCACCAAGTGAGGCAAAATTTTAACATAAGGGAGATGTAACATGATAATGTTTGATATAGCTGAATGGGTAGCAAATGTACTTATACTGGGTATCGGAATATTCTTTTGGGTACTTGCTATCGGAATGAGTTTTTTAATAATTACAGAGTTAATTGATAAGGTTAGAAATGATTAAGAGGACATATAAAAGCTATTCTTTTAACAACCATCTAGGAAAAAAAATATATCAATACGATAGAAATCAATTACAAGAACAGCACAATCAAGCCAAATGGATTGTTAATAGTTTTATAAAAAAATGGGGTGGTATATCTAGGGTAAGCCATCCACATAATCTTGATTCATTAGATAAATATTGGGATGGTTATGGATATTATGATTATGCAAAATATATTCAAGACAGATAATTAGGAGATAATATGCAACCACATACTAAACCTTGTGAGATGTGCGGAAAATCAGAAGATGAGTATGAGAGACAAAAATCAGAGAGAGAGATAAAAAAGAAAGAGATGATAGCTTTTATTATTGGCAGAAGGTCAGTACAGAAGTTTAGTAAAAGAGAGAATGAAATATTTGATGCATACTTTGATTTAGGGATAAGAGACTTCCAACAAATTGCAGACAATTATGGAATCAAAGCATACTCGGTAGAGACCTACTATGACCGGGCAATGGATAAACTTCTTGATATGGATTTTGAATTATGAAAGTAATTAGTTTAGGAAGGATTGTTTAAATGAAGAAACCATTAATGACGATTGGATGTGAAGAATTGACAAATCATAGAAAATTAAAAATTATAGCATTGGGGATGGGGATGCAATCAACTGCTATGTATATTATGAGCAGTAAAAACATTTTACCGAGGGCAGATTATGCTATTTTTGCAGATCCCGATGCAGAACATCCAGATACTTACAAACTATTAAAAGATATTACAGAATGGGCAAAGAAAAATAATGGCATACCAATTATTAAATTAAAAAAATCGTTATATAAAGATTTGTTGAGTAATCACAAAGATACAAAGCATACTAGTGTTCCAGCGTTTATAGAAAATAGTGATGGTAAAAGTTCTATTATAAGAAGAGAATGTACACAACATTATAAAATAGATGTTGTCTTAAAGGAAATAAGAAAACTGCATTACTTAAAACCAAAACAAAGAATGAGACCGACAGAATTATGGCTTGGTATTAGTGTAGATGAAATTGAGCGTGTAAAAGTTAGTCGACAATATAATGTAGAAAATATATACCCATTAGTAGACAAAAGAATAAATAGGTCTGATTGTAAAAATTTTTTAAGTAAATATGGTTTTATAAATGTAAAAAAATCCGCTGGTGTTTTTTGCCCATATACAAACGATAGAGATTGGAAATCAATGAAAATAAATTTTCCAAAAGAATTTGCAAAAGCTGTTAAAGTTGATGAGGCTATACGAAATAATTTATATGCGGTTAATAATTATATAAAAACCCATAAGGCTAAAGGTTATTTGCACAGATCATTAAAACCATTAAGTGAGGTTAACTTTAAAGAAGATCAAGAAGAACTTTTTATGTGCGAAGAAGGCTACTGCGGATTATGATAGATATTCCAATCAAGCATTGGATAAAACTCAAATCATGGAATGAAGTTAAAAAATATAACTTTGGCAAAAGAGGATATGCAGATGGGAATCAAGAGGAACAGTATACTGGAATACTTGGTCAGAATGTTGTATGTGATTATTACAATAAACCTATGGCTAGTGGTAAAGATGGCTTTGATGGTGGAGTCGATCTTTGCCTTAAAGGAAAACGAATAGATGTTAAGACAATGGGAAGGAAAGGCCCGGTAAGACTAGGATATACAAATAACTTCCTAGCGGCTCAAGATGGATACAATACAGATATATACTTATTCTGTTCAATAAACAAAACCAATTCAATACTCACCATGTGCGGATGGGTAACACAAGAGCAATTCAAGAATCGCAGAGTGTTCCATAAAGAAGGTTCTATAAGGGTGAGAAGAGATGGAACAGCTATCAAGGTCAAATCAAACCTCTATGAGATAGACAATGATATGTTAAATCCAATGTTTATATCCTATACCTTAAAAGAGGAATATATATAGTATGCACTTTCCTCTTTTTATTCCTTGCTTACTTTCTAAAATTTTGTAGTATATCTATATTTAATATAATTAATCACTTATAAAGCAATAAACTCGGATTTTGTAGTGGAATCCTTGTATATATAGAGGCGTGTTCAAGCCTCACTCGCAAAGAAAACGACAGATTATAGATTGAAATTGAAGGCGATAGACAGGAATTGAACATTGTTGTCCGGGCAACTAAACTTATGAAAACAGAAGGTACTACATTAAATGTTGAACTTGTTGGCATTAAGAATCTCAAGACCACTCACAACTGGAGGCTTGAGTTTGATGTATATGAGATTGATTCCGAGAAAGTCAAAGAACTGCTTGATAAACTTAATAAAGCATTGGTAATGGCATTAGTTGATTATGAGTAAGCAATCGGAGGACAATCGGAAGTCAAATGGTCAGTTCAAAAAAGGATATAGTGGCAATCCAGATACACAATTCAAAGCTGGAAATAATGCCAATCCTAATGGTAGACATGGTGCATTAGCAGATATAATTAATAAGGTTTGGGATGAAGAGGATGATACAGGTCTTACAAAGAAAGAGAAAATGGTTAGAAGAGTATTAAGCATGGCAATGAATGGGAGCATCTCTGCTGTGAACTATCTATCAGATCGAGCCGAAGGTAAAGCAAAAGAAACGATTGAAACGAAAGTCACATTGGATGAAGTCATTGTTGAGTGAAGTTCAAAATACAAAAAGAGAAGATGCTCTCACATCAAAAGAAGTGGTGGGAGTTAGATACTTTTTACAAACTTCTTATAGGTGGATACGGATGTGGGAAGACTTACATCGGAGCATTAAGAAGTATTTACTTGAGTTATGTGAACAAGCCACTACCGGGAATGTATATATCACCAAGCTACGCTCTATCTCAAAAAACAATTATTATCACATTGAAAGATATTATGCGAAGAACTGGCATGGATTACAATTATAATCAAATGAGAAATGAGTTTCATATTAAGAATTGGAATGGATTAATATGGATTGGTTCTGGCGATAATCCAGATTCATTGAGAGGTCCAAACCTTGCTTGGTCTGGAATAGATGAACCATTCATTCAAAAGAAAGAAGTGTTCGACCAAATGATTGCAAGGGTTAGACATCCCGAATCAAGTCATCGTGAAATATTCCTAACTGGTACACCAGAGCAGTTGAATTGGGGATTTGAACTATCCAATAAGACCGATATGGATATAGGTGTTGTTGTTGGTAGTACAATAGACAATGAACATCTACCTCAAGACTATAAAGATAATTTAATGGCGGCCTATTCAGAAGAGCAAATAAGAGCGTATGTTCATGGTGAATTTGTCAATCTTACACAAGGGCGAGTGTATCAAGACTTTAAGAATGAATATATACAAAAATTTGATTATACAGGAATGGAGATTGCTGGTTGCTGTGATTTCAATGTTGATGCATTGACAGCAATCATATTTGCTCATGGTAAGAATCGTATCCATGCATTTAAAGAATATAGATTAAGAAATGCTGGTACATACGACCTTGCACAAGCAATCAAAAAAGATTATCCGGGGATTACTATATATCCAGATGCAACTGGTTCAGCAAGAAAGACATCTGGAACAAGTGGAAGTGACCACGATATATTAAGACAAAACGGATTTAGAGTAATTACTGGAAGGTCTAATCCCCCAGTAAAAGATAGAATCAATGCTGTGAACAGAGTTTTTAGAAAGGGAATAGCATCGGTTGATAATTGTAAGAATCTAATCAAAGACCTTCAGATGAATGTATATAGGAATAATCAAATAGATAAAACATCTGATCCAGAACAAACTCATGCTAGTGATGCTTTTGGCTATGCAGTAAGTAAGCTAATGCCCATCAGAAGTAGAGTACCCATATCGGTGGAGTGGTAAATGAAATATTATGACATGATAACGATACCAGACTTGGGGAGCAAGGCAGTATTTGAAAGCATCAAGAATGCTGAAGATATTGTATTAAAGGATGAGTATAAGCGTAGACAAATGGGAATTGATTTCTATTACAACAGGGATATCAAGAGATATGTTCAAGATTACTTTCCCGGTACTTCCCTATCACAGATTCCTGTTCTTGAGTTGGGTAAGATTGTATCTAGGTTCGCAAGAGCGAGAATGATGTTGTACAAGGCTCCAGCCAAAAGATTTGTAGGTGGGGAGTTAGCAGAAGAATATCTATCCTATACACATCATCTTAATTCATCATCTAGGATTGCATCCGAACTTGCTTGGCTATTAGGTACGATACATATCAAATCGGTATGGAATGACAGAAAGCAAAAGATTGAATACCATATACTTCCTAATGTGCGAGAGTATTATTACGATGGTGAGATGGAACCATATGGCTACTCATATGAGCGTGGTAAGAATGCAAGAGGTGATAGAGAGTTCGTATTCTGGAGTGAGGCCAGAGATGGTGAACCGGGAATGCATTTTCTTTATGATATCAATGGCAGAGTATATCCGATACAAGGGAATCCAGAGATGATCAATCCTTATGAGTTGAATCCTATCTCTCGTATCATGTTTCCTTATGATGCTATGGATGTTACCATGACGGCTCTTCATTCTTCTATCGCATTTACTGAAGTGATGTTGGCTACTCGTTATCAGATGGGTTCTCCTGTTATTACAGGGATAGACCAAGAAGTTCCAAATCTCAAATGGGGAGTAGATAGATTAATATCATTACCAGAAGGGAGTAATATGTCATTCGTAGCACCTCCCTCGAATATCAACCAGATGATAGCTGGTGTAAAAGAATTATTAAATGTTACTGGTCAGAATCATGCTTTATCTATACGCTGGGGTGAACAAGGCCAGATTCCAAGTGGACAAGCCTTGAAGATTTTAAATATGGAAAACCTAGAATCAAGACAATCTGATATTCCTATGTTCCAAGACTTTGAAGAAGAAAGATACATGATAGATAGGAGCATCATAGAGGTTCATACTGGTAGAGTATTGGATGAATCCTTTGCAGTTGATTTCTCTGAATCTAATTATCCAGAAGAATGGAATGTACAGAAGGATCGTTTGCAGTTCATGTTGGATAATGGCTTAATGGATAAGAAAGAATTATACAGAGAGTTCAACAAAGATATAACTGATGAAGAACTAGAGCAAAGATTAGAAGAATTAGAACCGGAGGTAGAGGAGCCACAAGCACCTACATCTCCATTAGTATCGGCATTACAGCGTGGATAAAGATCAAATAGCACAGCAATTCGCTCAAGCCTTGCAGAAGGCTCAAGCACAAATGGTAGAAGATATCCTCGATCTACAAAGGTCACTAACAAGGGAAGAGTTTATCTCTCTCATTTCCACGCTTGATGTTGATGATTATATCTTTAATAAGATTGGTATGCAGAACGATTTGAATCAATATATCGCATCATATGAAGGTGTACTACTTGGAATGGAAGCAACCGGACAAGTAACAGAGCAAACGCTACAAGCATTGGTTCGATTAGATGAGGCTACATTTAGAAAGCAGATTGGTACGATGGGCGAACAGATTATAGATGAGGCTGTGAAAGGTATCATAGGTGGTAAGACCGAGAGAGAGATTGCACAAAGTATGCTAGGTAATGTATTAAGACCAGACCAAGCAGAAACACTAGCCAATACTGCATTGAATACATTTGAAAGAAATGTCACAGCAGAGATGGCAACCTTTGATTCACCAGATGCTACTTATGTATATCAAGGTCCGATAGATGATAGGACCAGAGATATATGTTTAGATATGATGTCTGCTGGTAGCCTAACAATGGATGAGGTCAAATCACAATATCCCGGTGCATTTGTTGATGGTGGGGGATTTAATTGTAGACATAGATGGGCAAAAGAAACATCGGTTTCAAAGAAACTAACTGATCCCGAACAAGCAAGGAATTTTATTGATAACAAAGGTGGATTCAAAAGAACACCATTAACACCTCAACAGCAATTAAATGGCTAAAGAATTAAAAGATATACCAACATTCACCAAGCGATTCTGGAAAGGTATCGGAGATGAAACAGCAGACCGAATACGAGTGCATACTACCAAAGGTGGAAAAGATGTATTTGGAAAGAAGTTTGCACCATATAAAAGACATGAGCCATTCTGGTTTACAAAAACAGTAAACAATAAGAAGATTAAAATATATGCACAAGATTATGTAACAAGAAAAACATCTGGCAAGTTCAAGAGACAATCATCTACCTCATCAAAGGTTGATTTGCAATTAACCGGGGATATGATGAAGAATCTACAAACTAGAGGATTCACAAAAGATAATGTTGTGATAGGTTGGTCAGGTGCGAATGCATCCAAAGTTGAATGGAATGATGATATGGGTAGAACAATCACAAGTAATGTAAGACCAGTATCGAAAGGTGTTGAAAGATTTATTTTGAATGAGGTTGATAAGCATATCGAGAAGAATGCTAGGGAGGCTGTTAAAAAGCCAATCAACCTTAAAATAGGTAAATGAAGGGAGGCTCGGATATGAGCGAAGAAACAGTACAAGATAGCGTACAAGAGGTGGCTACTAACAGCCAGAATGAATCACCATCTAGCAATCAAGATAGTGATTTACTGCGAGAGGTTATGCAGAAGAAAGAACGATTGCAGAAAGCTGAATCTCGTGTTGCAGAACTTGAGAAGAAGATGGAAGAGGATAGACAATCACAACTAGCTGAAAACGATGAATACAAGATGTTGTACGAAGAAACAAAAGCAAAGTATGATTCTGTCACTCCAGAACTTCAATCCTACAAGGATAGAGATAATGCAGAGATTGAGAAGATGTTAGCAGATTTCTCTGAAGATGAGAGGGATGCTTTTAAGGGAATGAATTATTCTCAAATGAAAGTAGTTCATTCAAAATTAATTAATAAACAAACTAATGTTCCAAGTGTAGACAACTCAACTGCATCTGGTTATCAAGGTTATAGCACTTTGACAGATGCGGCTCGGGATGTTGCGAGTGGGAAATTGGACAAATCAAGTTATGCGAAAATCAAAGAAGCCTTTGCATCTAAATTCAATTAACAGTAATCCTACAACCGGAATGGATACTGGAAGTGTATCATCTGCTGTATCAAAAGATGGTGAGCATATCTATGTATCTAATGGTGAAAAAATCCCATATGAGGATGGATTCAGAATATGTGTTGGACAAGAGAAGGCCCCTTTGTGTAATGACTTGAGGAGTACATTCACTCACATCTCGCAAGACCGATGGGATGCTATATTTGGGAAAAAAGGATAATACAAAATGGCCGCTGGAGATACAGGGAATTTCGCTGGTGGATTACTTGAAGTAATCGAATCAGAAGCAGTAATTAAATTCTCGGAAGCAAATGTCACAATGCCATTGGTAACTGTAAAAGGTGAACCAAAGGCTGACCAAATAACTTTCATTGCATACAATGCTGGAAGTAACAAACTAACTAGTGCTGATGTAGCAAATACTGCTGAAGGTACTGTAACACCATCAACACAACTGGATTCTGAAAAGAAAACAGCAACTCTGGATATGTATTCAGCGATGGTTCCAATCTATGATGAGGCAATGAGGTCTAATGCTGATGATGTCGCATCTAATGTTGGTGCATTGTTAGGTAATTCAATGTCAGCCAAAGCTGATGCATTATTGAATGCTCTTTTTGATGGATTTTCAAATGCTGCCGGTTCTAGTGATGCGGCTCTATCTGTTGATAATCTGTTTTCTGCTCTTTCTAGTCTAAAGCAAAATTCTGCTCTTGGGCAACCT